GGGGGGTATACCTCTCCCCCCCAATTCGGTGGACTTTGTCTACTGATGTTTGTTCGTCCGACTACGATGTTTGCGTTTCATCAATGTATGTTGCGCATTCATCTTCGTCTGGAGCCCTGTTAAGAGGCATTATGTGTACATGTTGAAATTCTATTAAAATTAGATGACTCTAAATATGTACACCCTGTTTAACCTCCGTTTATAACAGGCATGGATCGTGCGATTTTTATCGTTAGGCTACCATGTTAAAAATTGTAAAACATAGGGGCTGGTCACCCCTGATGTTTTCCCGCGTAGACTGCGGGATATAAATTGTCTATATGCATGTATTGAGACTTCATTGATGACTTTAAATATATGCATCCTGTTAACCTCCTTTGATAACAGGCATGGATCGTGCGGTTTTTACCGTTAGGCTACCATGTAAAAAATTGTTAAACATAGGAATTGGTCATTCCTGATGTTTCCCGCTTGGACTGCGGGATATAAATTGTCCAGAAAAGTTGGCATTATATGAGTGTCGTACAGGTTTTTTCTTTTCAGTGACCTTTTTACCCGATAAGATGCGAATTGCAAATTGATAGCCTCCAATTTGTCTTTGTAGTTCGTGATCCCAAAGGTAATTAGTAGAGAAGAAATACCTCAGACATAAGTGTTTTGTCACTTGCCTTAATCCTAGGTCGTTGCGGATATGGATTAGGTTCGTTATCGAACCGCGAGTGCTATAAACGTGTACGTTATACCTCCTTCGACTACGAACGTACATAATAAAGCTGCGTTAGTGTGTCATCTATCCTCAAGCGGGGAGTGGATGAGCTGGGTAAAACCAGCGCCGAAAGGCCTTATTCGGTTTTCGATTTATTGTAATTAATTTTCTTATGTAACCATTATTAGAGGGTACCTGTCGTCAGTCCGCTGGTGGCTAGTTGAATTCCCTTCTAGCTATGTGTCCGACTATGGAGCAGTAGTATAAAATGCTGTTTCTGGGCACACGTTGCGAAGAGGATGAGCGTAAGCTGTAGCGTCTCTCCTCCTAGCGTTGCATGAGGCCACTGATGGTGGTGAACGGGAATCTAATAGTGCAATATTTGGATAAGCGATATCGTTTTAAGTGGTCAAACTTTTTTAAACCTCATGATTATGTCCAACTCACGGGAGGGAAACCCGACAAATCAGGGAAAAAACCACAGCCAAAATTATAAAACCGCTAATGTTGATAAGGTTAATGAATATGACATTGATAACGTCGTCATAAGAAATCCTAGAAGAAGTAGAGGTGCGCCTAATGGCAATTTGACACCAGCACAAGTGGCTGGTATTCAGAGAGCTGTGTGGGCGGCGATTGAAAGGAACAGGAAAGCTGTTTCTAGGAAGAGAGATGAGAAGGAACGTATTGTGTCCGAAAGGAGGCAACAGCAGAGAGTATATTCAAATTTTGGTGAGGAAGTTGCGGAGACCGAGTGTCAAGCTGAACTTTATCACAGTGGAAAGAAGTTTGACCATAAACTCATTGTTGCTGCCAACATGAGGAACAAAGTGGCAAAGAGAGCACGGAAACATAAGAGACGTGAAATTGTCACAGAAGGAGATGTTGATCTTTTTGAAAGATCAAGAGAAGCTTGGGAAGAAGCAGTTGAAGAGCATAAGTATCGTGATGGCTATGCCACCGACGACCTTAAGAGAGTCATGTCGTTATTTAATGACGGTCAAGATTTCAAATCTGCCAAGGACTTGTTAGGAAAATATGGATGGTTTATCAATGATTTTATCACCGTTATTGCTACATTGATTCTATCTAGAAAGGCAGATGACTTTAGCTCTCAACTGTCACTCGCGACATTGTTTGCAAATAGCATTTCGATTGAATTGGGAGCCCGTGATAAAGTCATTACGGTGACTTTGGTGTTCCTTATGCAGAGGGTTTTTAACTCTTTTAAATCGAGGCAGAATGTTGTAGTGACAGAAGGTATTGCCGAAACCATAGAAGATTTTGCTTCAAATTTGAGAAGCATCAAGGATGGTGCGTTTATCATGAATATGAGAAATTTGTTGGTCACAACCGCCGCTTTACGCTTGTTCGATAAGGACATAGCGATCAACATATTCAAGTATCTTGGTAAACCACAAGGAGTAGACAACGTAGATTTAGTTAGTCAAGCATTGATGGGAATTGCCCAGTTAGTCCGTTACTATGATCTCATAAGGAACAAGACAGTTGGTCTTAGTGAACTACTGTTTAGAGGAGATCCCATTGACAATGCAATCAGAGAAGGTCGTCGTCTTTTAGCTCTGAGGACTGACATCTATGTCGGGTCTAAGGTTGAAGGTGGTATACATCAGCGTGATTTTATGGATCGAGCCTTAAAGGTTCTCCCCATTTTGAGTGATGTTTTGGCTAAGGCCAATCCATTTACTTCATCTTGGAAAGCTTGCAATGATGTGTATGCACTGTTGAATCCCTTCGTCACTGAGATTAAGAATAGGATCAAAGGCTCGCAACGCATGGCACCATGGTGTGTGTGTATTGCTTCTGAGCCAGGAGTTGGAAAGAGCACTTGGATTTCGTGGGTTGCTCGGGTGGCATCTGATGCTGCCGGCAGAAAATTCACAGAAGACCAAATATATCATAGAACCAAAGGTTCTGAGTATTGGGAAGTGTACAATGGATGGAATCACCCATTTGTTCATTTCTCAGAGATTGCTGATGATACTCCGGATTTTGTTAAGAAGAATGGCGATGAAGTGATGACGGAATTGACGGGACTTGTGGACAATTGTCCTAAGACTGTTAACTCTGCTTTTGGAGATAAGAACAAGAATTATTTCTTTTCTGAAGGTATTCTTATGGACACCAACAATTTGGAACATAAACTCAATATAAAGTATTATAAGAATAATCCCGCCGCATTTTTGAGACGTATTCTCTTCATTAACGTAAGAGTGTTGTCTCAATATAAGAAGGAAGGAACTTGTGGAATTGATCCTACAAAGGGCAGAGACAAACGTCTCATGGACAAGTTTGAGGTTGATATATACCTTGAACAACAGCTCAACAATACTCAAACGTCGCGATTGTTTTTGGCTCACGGAGTCAACATTGATAAGTGTTATGACATCCTATTCGATTACTTTACGACCCACACTCGGACTCAGTCTGAGATTGTTGGTTTGAAGGGAAGTGATGTGGACGTTGTGTACGGAAAAATGTCGACTCGTGTGGCAGAGAGCAATCTTGATGATATTGAGATTGATGAGAAGGGGAGATTTGTTCCTGAATATGACGAAAAAGGAGACAAATATGTTCACACACAAGGAGATGGTGATGAGAAGGGGAGATTTGTTCCTGAGTATGACGAAAAAGGAGACAGATATGATCACACACAGGTGGATAATGACGAGAAGAAGGAACCAGATCCTGCTTATGTTTATGGCACAAGTGAATACTTTGCCCGGATAAGAGCAGATCATGCGCGTAAGAAGCAAGAATCAGATGAGCGTAGGAAACGTCTCAGAGCTGTTCTGATGACTAAGTTTCATTACATCAACAATCCAGTTGAAATAGGAAGGACATTCAGGTTATTGCCTGACATAACATACGTGTATGCATGTACTTCGTACGCTTACAAAACCGCAGATTTGTTCTTTCGGTTTATATGGTTTAGTCTTGCTTGGTTGATTCTCGCTTGTTTTCCTTCAGTCCTTGTTGGAGAATTTGTGCAAACTGGTATTGATATAATTCGCCCTAGTTTGAAAATCTTTGGTTACTCAGCATGTTACTTATTGTTCAATATACCTGGTCTCGCCCTCTTTTATATAATTGACCTGGTTTTGGACCTTTGCGTGTATCCTTTCATTATCGATTTCGTTACGTTACGTAAATGGAAGGACACAGTTAATGAACAAATAGAACGTGCCAAGAACAATTTGATAGGATCATTTTGGTCAGATTCATCTTTAATGTACGCTGGTGTCGGAGTTGGTGTGTTGGTTTCGGCCGCATACGCCATATCCTTTGCGAAAGGACTTTGGGATGGATATTCTTTTCAAAGAGGATTTAACCGTGAATATTATGGTAACCACAAGGTAGCTAAGGCAACCGAGGGTAATACTAATTTTCATGTGCAGTCCGAATACGATGAGAAGATCAATGTGATCGAAGAGCGGATTGGTGCCGAGCGCGCACAAGAACGTCGGAAAGGTCAGATACCTGATGCTTGGGTGGTTCAAACTGTCAAAAGACCCATTGTGCATACTGGAACTGCTGAGACGCTCGAAGGAGCTATTAGTAGGAACTGTAGATTAGCAGTGGTTGAATTTGATGGCAAGAAACACAGAACTTGTATCTTCGGTGTTAAAGCCGATATGGCTCTTATTAATCGACATATGTTACCAATATCTGGAAAGTTCATTATTAGAGTGAATATGACTGGAGTGCGTTATAATGATGACAATTATCGCGAAACCACAGGTTACGTCGAGAGATCAGTCATTGTCGATCAAGATGTCGTGTTGGTTCGCTTGAGTCAAATGCAATTTGCAGATGTGTCTAAACACTTCACTGATGCTGATTTTAATCATGCTCGTGGAGTGATATGTGGAAGAGATATAAATGTGAGGCACAATGCTTTGCGTGAGATGAAAGCCAGAGATGCTGTTCATGATCAGGTTACTGTGAAGAATCCGGTCATTTATGAATGGGAACATCATCAACCAGGGGCCTGTGGCAGTCCAATTGTGGTGTCTTTCGGTAAAAATGCAGCCATTATCGGTATACATTTTGCTGGAGATATGAACAGTAAGACTGCCTATGGTGTTAGGGTCACAGCTAGTGCTGTTGAAAAAGCTTGCACCTTGATGAGTACTCAGTCGGTTTTAATGCCGGTTGTGTCACAAACTCAAGGGTTTGTGAGCCTTGAAGCACCACATAAGCGAAGTCCCTTTCAGTACGAAAATCTGCACAACGTCGAGTACATTGGGTATAACGGAATGCCTGTCAACATGAATAACAATTCAGCACTTACTAAGTCGGAAATTGCGAGTAAAGTTGATGACATTTTGGCGCCTTTGGGAAGACCACGTAAGCAGGTTTTTGTTCCTCCGTTGCTGAAACCCAAGCGTAAAGGACTTACAAAAGAATATATCAATCCGTTTACGACGAACTTGAAGAAACTGAACACGATCAAGAAGTCTTTAGATCCTGTGATTTTGGAGACTGTTATTACTTCTTTTGTTGATCATGTTGTTCGGTCTTTGGACGGTAAGTTGCTACACCCACTCATTCTTGAAGAAGCTATCAATGGAGCATTGAACGATGATTATATACGTCGGATCAATGTTCGTACTGGTTCGGGCTATGGTTTTTCTGGCAAGAAATATAAACATTTACCTATCTCTCTTGAAGAAGAGGGAAAACTTGTTAGAGAACCTACTCCAGAATTACGTAAACGATTGGCGGAACGTATGAGTGAGTTCATAGACAAACGAGAGACGTCTGTTTCTATATTCGGAGCAAAATTGAAGGATGAGCCTCGGTTGATTGAGAAAGTAATCCAGGGAAAAACTAGAATGTTTTTTCCATCACCTATTGATTTGTTGATTATTTCTCGATCTGTTTTGGCACCATTTTTCACTTTGATGGTGGAAAGAAATGATGTTTTTCGATGTGCTGTTGGTATTGACATGTTCTCTCAAGGACAAGACTTTTATGAAGCGTTGCTTGCTTTTGCTGACGGAGATGATATGGCAGGTTTTGAAGGTGATTATGGAGGTTTTGATACATCCATGCCCTTTGAGATCGGTCATGCCGCGTCTTCGGTCGTTTACAGAGTGTGTGAGCGACTGGGTTATAATGATGCTTCATTGAAGTTATTGTCCGGGGTTCTTTCTGACAATTTGTATCCTTATGTTGAGGTCAATGGTGATATTATGGGAGTCCCAGGTCTCATGACTAGTGGTTCCTATGGTACAGCAGAGTTTAATTGCATTAGAAACGTCATATTAATGATGTACTTCTTCGAATCTCATGCAAATTTGACTCTGGATGACTTCTACAATAAGTTATATGTCAGGACTTATGGAGACGATGTTGTTGGTATTGTTCATAGAGACATCAAGGAACAATTTAACTGTGTTACTTATTCCAACTTTTGTAAAGAAGTGTATGGAATGGATTTTACCACTTCTGACAAGTGCGCAGTTAATGTTCCGTTTGTTCAAGTGTCGAAATTGTCATTTTTAAAGAGGACTTTTCGAATGAGCGACTATGGTCGTATATTTGCTGTGCTCGACACTGAATCAATATATAAGATGTTGACGTGGACAGAACCTTCAGACTATGTTTCACGAATGGATCAATTGGTGTCATGTTGCAATTCCGCTCTATATGAAATTTTCATGTGGACCGACAAGGAAACTTTCTATAAAATACGTAATGATTTAGATACCGCTGTTAAAGAGTCATTGAATTGCTATGATATCGATTTGGTTGGATGGGTGAAGATTGCCCAAAACCTATGTCCTGAAGCAATCCAGATAAGGGAGGAAGAATCTGGCCAATTTGAGCTATCTCAAGATCAATCCATGGATCTTGGAGAGGTCTCTTTTTGGAATTAGACAATAAATGGTAGGGAGTTTGACAGCTGCTTAGGGTATGGCACTGTATTTAACCCGAGTCACATATAATCTAAAATACCCAACAAAAACATTTTTAAACTATTAGAAGATGCAGAGTTAAGGAAACAATCTATACTAGACGAACTTAAAGAGGATTTGTCGCTATTTGACGACATTTCACCATTTGATCTCAAGAGTACACCATTGTATTTGCACGATAACCTTTATCGTTCTAGGGTTGACAGGTACGTTCGTGCCTGGTCCGCTTTGGACTCAGTCAATTCTACTATATCCGTTATTAAGAAAGAATTGACACGTCGCAAACATGGTATCCACATTGTTACTCAAGGGGAGATTTCTGTCATGACAGGCGGTACGGCTTCGAAGGAGGATATTTCCAAAGGTCAGAATGTTGAACAGATTGATGGAGAGTCACCAGATTATACATTAGTCGGAAGTTCAGTTACACGTGTTAATAGTGAAGATTTAGAGATTAAGGGATTCTTTGGAAGACCTGTCCAGATTGCCGCTTTGCAATTAGATCTGAATACAGACATTGATTTACGTCTAGATGTTTGGGATTTGTATTTAGAAAACCCAACAGTTCGATCTAAATTGCGCAATTATCCGTTTATGAAGTGTGATTTGAACGTACGATTTATGTTGTCTGGCACACCCTTTCATTATGGTCGTTTGATTTGTGCTTATGAGCCTTATCCTGAAGTCAATCAAATTTTTCCTGGATTTGGACCAACTTTCCGCACTGAGAAGCTGAAATATTTTTCTCAGGCACCGGGTACTTTGACGATGGACGTTCGGGAGAACGCTCCTCTGGATATGCACATACCATACGTGGCACCTCAGCCAATTGCGAGATTATTCAACAACTCCGCTTTGGTTCAGTCTTCGACTGATCCTTTTGATGATTTCCATGAGTTGGGGGCCGTATTTGTTTCAACACTTAATCAGATTAAAGCAGTTACTGATGGGGCAACAGAAGTTTATTTGTACGTTTACGTATACGCAACTAATGTTGTTTTACATGGTACGACTGCCACTCAGATGAGTATCGTTACTGAGGGAGATGAGCGGCAAACAGGACCAGTTGAGAAATTTGCGTCTAGCGCGCTTAAGGTCTCGACTGCCTTGCAAACCGTTCCCGCCATTTCTATGTATGCACGAGCTAGTACTTATGCATTGACAGCCCTTAAAGGAATTGCTTCATTGTTCGGATGGTCATATCCCACGATGATTGCACATCCAATTAGAAATAGGCCGGATCCCTATCAGAATGGTGCCCATACTATCGGATTAGACACTGGAAAGAAATTGACTTTAGATCCTAAACAGGAGATTACCATTGATCCACGAGCTTTGGCTATGACAGAAGACGAGATGTGCATCTCTCATATTTGTTCGAAGGAGAGTTACTTGGACACATTTACTTGGTCTGCGGACAGTGTTGTTGCAACCGATGTGTTGTGGAGCGCTGCTGTTACGCCGAGGGCAAATATTGTCCGTGAAGTAGGAGATGCAACAACTGTTATGCCTACTGCTTTGTCTTTTGCTGCTACACCCTTTGCTAATTGGAGAGGATCCATCACATACCGTTTTGATATGGTGGTTTCCAACTTCCATCGAGGAAAGATCATGTTCGTTTACGAACCTAACCAACGTCAATTTGATCTTATTTCTTTGAATACGAAGTTAAATAAGCAATATGTGAAGATAGTAGATTTGCAAGAGACTCAAACGATTGAGTTTGTGGTTGATTGGAATTTTCCCAAACCGTGGTGTAGGAATATTACTGATGCCTCTATGGTAAATAGTGTTGGATCTCAGTTTGTTCAAACTTCTGAGTTTTTTGACACTTGCAATGGAGTTATTTACGTAGTACCTTTCACCCAATTGCAATCACCAGATTCTAGTGACATTCAAGTGAACGTTTTCGTTAAATCAACTGACATGATGTTCAACAGGATGACTGATCAATTTTTACCACAAGACAATAATCCGTACGTTGTGACGGAGGGTGATATCAGTAATCAGCCTGTTACTATAATGAAGATGAATGAAGCTTTATTGCCTAATGATCATGTATCAGAAGATTGTTTTGGCGAACAACCTCTATCATTTCGTGCACTATTGAAGCGTTACATGTCTGGTAAGAGAGCAACATGGGGACCCACGACACAGAATGTTAGGATGTTTCTGCCTGTTTATTATGGCACCTTTTATGGGGATTCACCCGTTGTCTACAATTTATACAACTACTTGAAGTGGGCGTACATGGCTCAGCGAGGGGGAATGCGCAGACGATTTTATTTTCCACATTATGCGGGAAATGATATAGATACTGCCACTCCTTTCTTTCCGAGTAACAGGGTTGTTGTTTCGTTATCGAACAATAGTACCACCACTATCCCTGTTTCGGCGACTGCATCAGGATTTGAGACAAATTTGGACATGGATGGATCCGTGACTTTTCTATCAACTGTGAATGAAGGATATGAAGTTGAGATACCTTATTACTCAAACAACCTTTTTGCTTGGGCGTTTAACGACGATCCATATTATAATGTTTCTGCGACAGATCCCGACAACAATCGGAATATTACCGTTATTTTACAGAAACCGTATAATGCTAGGGGTTATTTTTCCGAGGCAATAGCCGCAGCTGATGATTTCTCTTTCATCCGTTGGGTTGGAGCGTATCCTTATACTTTGCGTTTATAATTTTGTGTGTTTTTTAAGAAACACTCAGTGGGAGACACCACTTTAATAACAGCAGACAGTTTGGTGAACTGTGAAAACATAAAATCACCGGCAGTTTTAGTGAACTGTTGAAACATAAAATCACTTATATAGATGTGGCGCCTATTAGAATGTATTCAATAGGTGTCGGGACCGACAATTACGAACCAGGGCTTGCGCTTAGAATAGTTTTGTTGTTTTTCGACTTGAGGAATTTGTTTTCAAGTTCCAGCCACACGCGTTTGCCAGTTTTTAGAAACTGGACACCTAGTCCTATGATGGTTTTAGTGAGTATAAAGAGTCTCACATAATCATCGACTAGGTGTACAACCTGGTTGATGATATCTATAAAAGATTTCGCCATTGGCATGGTTTATACCATGATCATAGGACAACCACCGGAGCTCATATGTACTTGTGCTTCGGCACGAGCGCACGTGGGCACCGCGCATGGTTAAAATAGGTTGAGG